CATCGAGTTCCTATTTCTGGGCGGCATAAAATCGTTCTTCGTCCGCTCCATCAAGGAGTTCGACCTGAGCGGCTTCCCCGGCCTCAGCAGCGACATCATCGACGCCGAGCTCGACGCCCACCAGACGCAATCCACCATCAGCCTCACCGCGAGCTGGCGCCGCTGCCAGCAGCCAGGGATCGCCGTCGGTGGCGAAGTCAGTTGGAACGACGCCAACGCTTCGACACCCTGGGACACCGCCGGCGGCTCGCCCACCGCCGTCGACAAGATCGACTTCCCCACCGACGGGCCGCTCGGCGACCGCACCTACCCAGACTGGAAGACCCTCACCATCGACGCGATCGACAACCGCGCCAACATCCTCTCCCTCATCACCCGCTTCAACGACGAAAGCGGCACCATAGACCGCGTCTGGTACATGACCACGACCACCCACGCGACAGAACGACCGCCCACGCTGGTCATCACCTACACCGTCCCCGACACCGCGCAGCCCACCGGCCACCGTGATACAATAGCCCCAAGCAACGCGCGTCAGCCTACACGCCCTAGCAGACCACGCCAGCCGCGCGCAGGGCGCCGGGCGCGCCAGCCCAGGAGCTGACCCATGCCGTCACCGCGCACAGCGCACATGATCGCCGAAGACCTAGCCGCCGGCGCGACCGAATCGCTGCTCGTACTGCCGTACTACGGCAACGACCTACAGATCGAAGTCGCCGGCTACGTCTCACGCCTACTGGGCCTCCTCTCCGAAGAACTCACAGCGGGCACCCTAGACGTCCGCCAAAAGCTCAACGGCACCCAGCTCGCCACCGCCCGCCTCGCCTTCACAACCACCGTCAACCGGATCCACGACGTAACGTTCGTCTCCACCGACATGCCCGTCGCCAAAGGCGACCGCCTCGGCTTCGACGCGGTCACGTCCGGCTTCGCACCCACCACCGACGACCTTATACTGATCGTAGAAATCACGCCGACCTAATGACCTCCCAGACCACACTGAGACAGCAGCTCCGCATCGACCTGCAGGACGAGGTAGTCGCCTCCGAACGCTGGTCAGACGACACCCTCAACCGTCACCTCGAAGCCGCCCTCAACGAGCTCTCACTACACGCCCCGCTCGAAAAGAAAACGGCCCTCACCACCGTCTCCAACTCCCGCGACATCGACGTGTCCAGCCTGACTCCGCGCATGCGCATCGTCGCCGTCGAACACCCCACCGGAGAGTACCCACCGTCCTACGCGCCCTACACCCTATGGGCCGACACCCTCACCCTCGACATCGTCACAGAACCCACCGGCGCGGAGGCGGTCAACGTCTTTTGGGAAGGCGTTCACACCCTGATACCAACGCCCACCTTCGACCCCGTCATGGACGAACTGCTCATCATCGGCGCCGCCGCCTTCGCCGCAATCGAATGGGCCTCCAAAGCCTCCAACCAGCTCAACACCGGCGGCGACGAAACGTGGGGCCGCTACATGGACTTCGGCACCGAAAAGCTGACACTCTTCCGCAAGAAGCTCGCCGCTCTGCCCCAGGTCAGCCGGGTCCGCACGTCAAGAATCTTCACACCAACACCCTCCATCCTGCGCTCGCAGGACACCGACCCCGGCCCGTAACGGAGCTCGCTGATGGCCCGCTTCACGCACGCTGACCTAACAGCCGCGCAGAAATCGGCCAGCCGCCAGCCCAACGTCAGACTCCGCGCCACCGACAAGATCGCCAGCATCCCGCGACTCCGTTTCACACGCCTCTACACCGGCAGCGAGGAGGAGAACTACCACGCCGCCGTCGTCACGGCGGACGGGTCGCTTCTCCGGCAACGCATCCTCACCGCGGGCCCTGCCACCCGTTTCTACATGCGCGTCCCTAACGCCGGCCCCGGCAGCGACTTCGCCACCTGGACATCGCTCCCCACCGTCGCACTGGCCGGCGTTGCCCTCTCAGGAAACGCCAGCGCCACAGTGCTGCGCGTACACGTCGCCTCGGCCGGCACGAACATCCGCGTCGACGAGAGCACCGACAACGGCCAGACGTTCGGCACCGAGGTCACAGCCGCCAGCCTGGCCGGCGTCAAGTACCTCGCCGTCGCCCAGAAGACCAACGGAGACGCCGTCATCATCTACTCCGACGGCACCCTACTCAAAGCCGTCCGGCGCACCAGCGGCACCTGGCAAACCCCCATCGACTCCGGGTTCACCCTGAACAGCTACACCGGCGTCAGCATCCAATACGCCGGTGACTTCCACATCGTCATCACCGGCACCGACTCCAACGACAACCCGATCGTCACAGGCGCACGCTTCGGCGACGGCGGCACGCTCAGCGTCGACACCTGGCAACTCAACTCCGACGGCCCACTCGGCGGCGACATCGCCCAGGCCAGCGACGGCGCCGCAGTCACCTTCGGCGCTCCCTCTTTTCTCTACGCCAACAACGGCTGGCTCTCGTTCGTCGAGAAATACAGCGGCAGCATCGCCTACGATCAGCCGCACTATACCTGGTTCCCCCCCAGCCAACCGTTCCAAATCAACGCCTGGCGTGAACCGCAAGCCTTCGACCAGCCAGCGCCGTTCGGCCTCAGCTTCGCCGCCGGCGACGCCAACTTCATCTGGCTCACCAACAACTTCGGCGTCTGGCGCGCCCCATACTCAGCACCAAAGACCGACCTCTCCGCCGACGTTGAAGCGATAGACATCAACTGGCAACCCACCACCGGCCAGGTCCGCATCGAACTCGACAACTCAGACGGACGCTACAACGACCTACCCAACGGCGCGTTCAGCGTCCTCCGCCCTGGCGCCCAGCTCGACATCGAAACCGGCTTCGACACCGCCTCCGGCGTCCGCTACCCGGCACCAGGGCTCCTATTCTGGCTCGACCGCCTCGAACACCAAGTCTCCGGCGACAAGGCCACGCTGGTGCTGCACGCCTCCAACGTGTGGGGGCTACTCGCAGCATGGCGCGCTCGACAACAACTCGACTGGGCGCTGGGCGACTTCTCCGTCTCATCCCTGCTCACCTACGTCTTCGGACGCGCCGGCGTCGAGCTCATCACCGCCGGCACCAGCACGATCGCCACCACCCTAGCACCAGCGTTCACCATCAACCCAGGACAGGACGGCGTCACCGCCGCCCTCCGGCTGCTAGCGATGATCCCCGACCTCATCTACCCCACCGACAACTTCGTCTACCTGACGGAGCCGAAGACAGGCGACGCCAGCAACTACACCTTCGGCACCGACCACCCCATCCTACACGCGCGCTACGCCGACGAAGGGCTCGCCTCCAACCGTGTCCTCGTTGTCGGCACCGGCCACGCCGATACCGCCTTCGACTTCGCCGACATCGACGGCCAGCAGGACAAGAACCGCATCGTCGTCGACATCAACCTCGACGCCGCCGGCGAAGTCACCGATCGCGCCACAACAGAGCTGCGCCGCCAACAGGTAAGCGCCGACCTCGGCGACGTAACAACCCTAATCAACACCGGCCAAGACCTATTCGACGTAGCCACCATCAGCGACCCGCACGCATCACCAACAGAGAAAGACTTCCGCGTACAGAGGGTAGAGCAACACTACCGCCGCGCCGGCCGCAGACCCCTCTACCAGCAACGCCTAACGCTCCGAAAGGTCTAACATGACCATCAAACGCGCCACCATTCGAGCGTGGAACTCCGGCGCCCACACCGCCACCCTCCAACTCAGCGGCAGCATCAACCTCTACCTCGTAGGCGTCGCCACCGCCCGCAACATCCTCTCCGCCGACATGATCGTCGGCCGCAAATGCGCTGTGCTCTTCTTCGACGAGACGAACCAAGCCGACGCCGTCATCATCGCCGTCTACACCTAACCGCCGACCAGCGAAAGCTGTGGTACAATAGCGGCGTGAACCCCTACGAGTTCGCCCAGCAAATGTTCTACCTGGCCATCTTCACCCTCGCAGCCATCGTCCTCTCGTTCTGGAGGCTGATTTGAACCCCAGACACCACCTACTCGCAGGCATCCAGGTCGCCGACATCCGGCACTTCTGGACGCCAAGCGGCACCGCGGCCCGCTCCGCGCCCCTGCACGACATGATCGGCATCAACATCCACCACGACGGCGTGCTGATGGCCCCGGGCGACCGCGACTTCAACGACACCACGCTGGACGAAGACCTAGAGCGCATCGAGATCATCCACCGCCACGCCATCATGCAGGGCTGGGGCCACTTCCCCTACCACCTCGTTGCAACGCCCAACGGACGCCTCTTCTACACAGTCGACCTCGCGCTCTACGGCGCCCACATCGCCCGCCGCAACCACGAGCTGAAAAGCATCGTGATTCTCGGCAACTACATGCTCGACGAACCAACACCGGCCGCCCTCTGCGCGGCGGGCGCCGCCGTCACCGCCATCCTGCGAGCGCGCGGCGGCATCTTCCCCGTCCGCCCACACCTCGAATGGACGCGGCCAGGCCACAGCACCGAATGCCCCGGCGACACCTGGCCGTTCTACCTCCCGAAGATCTGGCAGGCCGTCGCCTACCACGCCCGACGTTGACACAGAAAGCCCAAAGTGTGTTATCATCGAATCCATAGGAGGCCGCAGTGAGCGACAACAACAACGACAAAGAAGCTGACAAAGACATCGACTCTCACAG